GGGGAGCGAGGTTTCCTACGAGCAGCCCTCCCACCCGAGAGCTGCTATAGTAGAAGGGGTTTTACTCAGACAGATCAATAGTCATAACACCGTGATCAGCTAGCGTTGAACCGCCTTTCTGACCGAATACGGCTTTCTTCATACCGAAGATTTTTGATACTGAAATACCTGATTGGTTCTCATAGTCATAGTTGTCTTCGACCCACATTGGCGCGCCGATGTCAGCCATAGCCATTGCTTGAGCTCCGCAGAATAGCGCACGGGCTTTACCAGCTTTGCTGTAGACATGACGGAATTCGTGAACCATCACACCATCCACTAAGTAACTTGCGCTACCTGCAAATAATGGGTTAGTACCACCACGAACACCAGCATTACGGACGTTAGCTAGGAAGTCATCATCAAGTTTCAACTCAGCCATTGCTTGCGGAGTTAAGAACATGTGATACATTTCCTGACCTGCAGAACCTTTAACACCACGTAAGTAGTTGTCTTTGGCAATAGCACGAGCTTCCACGATCATTTTATATGATGCTTTACCTGTGCCTGCAGTAGATGGTGTAGCTGCTGCTGCTACAGTAGCAAATGTTGCTGCTGATAGCGCTGAACCATTCCAAGCGTATGAACGCGTAGGTTTAGTTACGTCAGTCGCAAAGTCCAAAGTGTTTAAGGTGTTGCCTGAAGGTCGCGCTGCGCCATTTGTGGTTTGTGAATAAGCCACGCCAGATAATGTTAAGAACGCTAATTGGTCAATACGATCCGCTAACCAATAAGCTAGTACGTCTCGTGAAGATTCGCGGAAATTGACGATAGACGCTTGGTCAGCCATGCGGCCTGCGATTCTATTAGCGTTACGTAATTGGTCAATTTGTACGACCATTTCGTAAGCGTTGATCGCTTCCTCATTACCTTCCAAAGTAGAATCACCGATGATACCATCACCAGTCAAGTCAGCCAATAAGGTGACTACGGCACGGGTGCCTTTTTCGCTTTTGGTTAGAGAGCTGATTGTTTGGACTAAGGAGTTAGATCCCTGGCCTGTGAATTCGTTGATGAAAGAATGGTTACGTGCGATTTTCCATAAATCACGCCCCCATGCAGTTTTTTGTTCGTCGGTTAGTAATGCAAAATTAGTATTTGCCATTGTGATAAAGCTCCAGATAATAAAAATCAAAGTTATTCGGTTACGAGCCGATGTTTCGTATAACTCTGTTTTTATCGAGGCTGATCCTCGGAACTTTTTACGCTAGTACAAGCTAGTGCATCTGTTTTACGTCAGATGAAGACACCCAGTTATCGTACTGAGAAACGAAGTCAGGCTAGGTTAGACCTAGCCTGGGTGTTATATTACCACTGCTTATATATGGTTGTCAAAACATATCACCTCTAAGGCGTTGTAATGTCGATTCGGGTAAGGCATCAAACTCTGTTTGTGACAGGGAGTTAATATCTATAGCCGCCTCGCCACGGGATGAGCTACTATCTCCCGGCATAGTGGGAGGTTGGCGGTTAGCTGCCGAAACTTTCTTCGCTACCTGCGCGGATGTAGTAGGTGGCACCACCGTTAGTGGCGTTAGAATCTCTGGACGATGGCGCGCCAACGTCAGCTCAACTGCTTCTGACAACGCAGACGCAGCATTCTGGCCTGATGCAATGAAGCGGTCGCGTACGTTTAACGCCAACTCGGTTAGTGTTTTGTCATATCCTTCTGCAGTGGGATCGAATATAGGATATTGTGTTTGCAAGTCCGAAACGGTGGTGGCAAATGCTGCTTCTTCTTGTGCTTGGGTGGTGCTCGCATTTGCATACTGTTGCGCCTCATAGCGGATCTGCTTCATCTCAGCTTCACGAGTTTCTTTCCGTAAGGCTGAGGCTTTGTCACTCTCACCAGCATATATAGCCTGCTGATACTCGGACTCTTTAGCTTCGAAGTCGTATTTCTCGGGCTCCTCAACTGCAGGTAACTCGGGTTTATCCTCCTGTAGCCTTGCCAGCTGATCTTCTAGCTGCTTGCGACGTGCTATCTCAGCATCCAAACGCTGTTTAGGGATTTGGATAGGTGCAGGTTCTTCTACCTCAGCTTTGGGTTCTTCCTCTGCTACGACCTCGGGCTCGGGCTCTACCTCAGCCTTGGGCTCTTCTATCTCAGGTTCTGCCTCGGCTACGACCTCGGGTTCTTCTACGACCGTTGGCTCTACAATGTTACCCAATTCTTCAGGGCTATGTGTTTCGGTTTCTTCGCTCATATTTATCGGTGGGGGTTGTTGTTACTGTTTCGGGCGTGAGATGCTTCTTGCATCCGGGCGATCTCTAGCTTACCTAACAACTCTTCACGACGTTGTTGTAGCTCAGCTTGGAGTTTTTGTACGGCAAACTCATCGTCAACTACGATGTCCTGCGTTTTAGCTCTATTCAGTTGAGTTTGCGACTGTTTATTCTGCGCATCCGCTTCCAGATTAGCGACTTGTAGTTGCATCTGCTGCAGCTCAAGCTGTTGGATCTGCTGTTGGAGTTGCATCTGTTCTTCAGTCGGCTCGCTCTGACCCATCATGTCACGTACCCGTTTTGCCAACTCGTCTTTCTGAGCTAGATGTGAGTAGGATATGATAGCGTCATCTGGGACAGCTACACCTGCGGTACGGAGACTAATAGCCTCAGCGAACTGCGAGTCGTTATATGTATCTCTCGATGGCTGCGTAGTAATAGCAACGTCATACTCTCCAGCAGTAATGTCGTTGAACATCTGACCATCTGCCTGGCGTTGGTTAATCGTCATCTCTTCGCGAGGATTCTCAGGCTTCTGAAAGTCAGTAATCTGGATGATCCGTTCCTCAGTATAGTAAGCCTGCAGTAGATCGAGTACTTTCAATGCTAGGATCTGACGCGTTCTCGCTAAGTTGTCGAGGGGTACTTGGATCTGTACCTGACCTCGTGCTTGCTTAGCCTGGATCGCTACACCGGACACTTCTGCTGAATCGAAGCCCATTAACGAGTCTGATACTCCAGAGATCTCCTTAATGTTGTTCGCCGCTTTCTGCCCGATCCTATCCAATCCTGTAGGGATTTGGTTAGGCTGGATCTTAACGGGAGGTTGTGAACCTCGGTTATAAGTTATGATCAGGCCTGTTTCAGCACCGCGCTCCTCTAACTCGTCCTCTGTCATATTAGACAGTGACCCACCTTCAACGACCCAACCACTATTAGCGGTGGTATTGACGATGTGCAACTCTTGCGAGCTGATCTTATTCAGTTGTTCTTGTGGAGAGATCAGGTTACGGACGATACCAAACGGCTTACCCCTACGGAAGTAGGGGAAGAACGGTACAATTGTGAAGTCGTTGTATGGGCTCCACTCATCATGCAGCACGACTTTATCAGCAGTAACTGTCCAGCGTACCCGACGGATCCGCTTTTTAATGACCGATAGTCCTGCTTGTTTCGCGAAACTATTAATGCGACCTTCCGACCAGTTGTCGGGGACTTGGCGCATATCACCTTTCTCATTGTCAACGTACATGGAGACCGTTGCCATCTTACGATGTTGACGTTCGATCACACGTACTGATTTGATCGACATCTCTTCATCGCTGTTATTACTACCATTATAGGCGTTCGTTGTGTCACCGAAACGATTATCAACGATGTCCATACTGTCACGACCATAATACTGGTTGTTGAGGCCTATGGATTTCAACTTGTCGGCTTTACGCTGACCGTATATGTCCTCGATCTCCTCTAGGCTCAGCCAGCGGGTCTCGAAGAACTCACCCCAGGTTTTAGGGTCGTAGTTCTTGGCATCTGGGTCGATCAGGATATCCAGTGGGTCTTTAGACTCAATACGCACCTCGCCTTCGATGTGGTCATCGAAGTCAATACGAACGTCGAAATAACCACGTTCTTGGATGATGCCATCAGCGAAGATCTGTGATTCTAGCCAATCTAGTTGATTCGAGTCGCCGATCTGCAGAAATAACTTGTTCAGTACCTCTGCAATTTCTTGTGAGGCGTCGCGCTTTGGTAGAAACCGTACGTCGCCTCGTTTGTTAGCTTGTTCTCCCAGCACGGTATTAACCGTAGATAGGATAGTATTTATAGTGAGGGTAGGGCGACCCTCGGCATTCAGCTTGGCTTTATCTTGCTCTGACCATTGCTCCCCACGATAGAAGGCATCACATTTCTTTGCCATCTCGACATATTCAGTATGCCCAGCGTCACGCGCTCGTATATACCGATACCATTGTTCCGATGCTACGGCGTACGCTTTCTCAGTCTTACTTTGCTTCGCCATTAGTATCCTACCGAGCCTAGGTTTGGAGGTATCACGCCTTGTTGTTCACGTATTGGATCGTATGTTTTACATACGCATGATCGCCCATCTGGGCCATACTCCAAGTCAATTCCGGGTGCTGTACACATCTCATCTTCATTATATTTGCAATCCACACACGCGCAGTTATTTTCTGTAGCCATAGCCCAATCCTCGGTTTGTAATTCTAGTGCCAGATTTTAGATATGGCAACATGTTATCTTTTATGTATGTTTCTTGAGCGGCATTTGTCCACCGCTCTGCATTGTTATCAGGGGCGAGGACGCTCCGCGTATAGGCGTCCTTTCGGTGGTTATTCTCGAACTTCTGCAATGGGTACCGATACTCATCACCGCCATAATTCTCAGCTAGGGTTCTATGGTAGGTTTTCAGATCGTTGGCCTGCTGCCCCTCATCCCGCAGCCCGTAGACGTCGTTTGTCATCTTGGCCCATTCTGGGTTGTTTCGGATTGTATGCAGCATATCCCCGAGAACTGCAGCGTCCAGGTTACCTTTGATTCGGTCATCGTCGAGGTTTTCGATATTAAGTAAATACCCATCAGTATCATTCAATATATTCCCATACTGGTCTGTCGCCCCTGGGTGTTGCGTCTCCATGACTGTACCGGGATGTAGTTTCATTTTAGGGTCTTGGTACCGCCCCTGGATGTTAATATCCTTAAGAAGTTGGAAATTAGCTTTGTTCCGAGAGATAGATTCATTTATCTCTCGCTCCTGCCGGGTGTTATCTGGTGCTATACCTAAACCGCTCATGCTGTCATTGCGTTTTTACGCCCTCGTTGAAATGCTTTAATTTTGTCACGCCAGCTTGGTGGTGCTTTCGCTAATGGAGCTCTGTAGATCCCAAACTCAGCCATCATCAACCCGATCCATGCTAATGCATCGACCTGATCGTCATGAACCCCGTTTGGGAATCGTAATAATTCGTTAACTAAAGGTATGGTGAATTCCGAGTGTTGGGGGAATAGCACCATACCTTGCTGCATACGGCCTTGGATCGCTCGGGCTCGTACCATTTTGTCGCGCTTGCCGGGGCGCAGATCCTTAAAGTAAGCTTCGAACAAGTTACGTTCGCGCTTACGCTTCTCTAGGAATGGCCCGATAGCCATCTCAATGTGACCTCGCTCGACACCGATTACTTCAGGGCGCCAAGCTTCGTACATGTCTAACATCTTCTCGACGATGTCGTGCCCGTTCCAACGACCACGTTCAACATGTAATAGGTACATCCGGTCATCCGGGGCAACGCCTAAGACGACTCCGACTGAGTAATCGTTTGCTTCACGCTGACCAATAGCCAGATCCCATGCCGCGTATATTTTCATCTGCGCTCGCGGTGGTTCCTCGGTGTAATACCGCATCATCGACCGCGTGAAATATTCACCCTCGTCTGCCACAGGGTTTTGTTGGTAGAGTGCCGACCAATCTCGTGGGCCGACGGCGTTACGTATACGCTGGAGACTCGCCAAGTCATACCTTTCAGCATGAAGTGGCTCCCCCCGTTTTCTATTTGGCTCATCCATTTCAGCCAGTGCTGGATACTTGATCACCTCCCATATATCGCCGGTTTTCTGCTGGGATAGCAGCCATCCGGCTAAGTCGTCATCGTGCCACCGCGTTAAGATCACCAGCACCCCTCCGCCGGGGGCCAGTCGCGTGTATGCTGTTGAGGTGTACCAGTCTTTAACACTCTGCCGACCCGTTTCCGACTCAGCATCTTCTCTATTTTTCACAGGGTCATCTATCACCAGGATATGTGCACCCTTACCCGTGATCGCTCCACCCACACCTGCTGCAACGTAGCCGCCGCCTTGGTCTGTCAGCCATGCTTCGGCTGATTGGGAGTCTTTATCAAGTCTTGCTTCTTTGAATACTGTTTGAAATGTACGTTCGCGAAGAATCTGCCTAACTTTACGGCTAAATGTCATCGCTAGGGAGCCTGAATAGGAGCAGGCTATAAATTCGTGTTGTGGGTTACGGCCTATGTGCCATGCGGGGAAATAAGTAGACGCCAGTAGGCTCTTACCGTGTCGCGGCGGCATGAATAGCATCAGTCGTGGCGATAGTTTGTTAGCCACATCCTCTGAGAACTGTTCAAGACGGTCGCAAATGTCTTTATGCACCCATCCCGCTTGATAATCAGGGAAGAATCGCATAACAAAGGGGAGTAGGTGACGTTTGGAGAGCTCTCGCCGCGCTAATTCTTGATGCGCCGCTTTCTTGGTGTCAATCTTCTCAACCTTAGCAGCTTCTTTGACAGCTTGCTTGGCATCCTGCTTAACCTTACCTCGTACGGCATCGCGAGCCATCTGAGCTCGTATGGCTTTAGTGGCTTTGGGGATACCGCGTGTGGCTTTAGCCACAGCAATGGCTTTCTTCTCTGGTTGAGTGCAGTCGAGGCACACGTCATCCTTAAATAACGTGATCTTACTTTCTTTTTTGCACTTTATGCAGCGCTTGAGTGGGGTCACAGAGCAGCTAACTTAATGAGTTCCGCATCATCGAGGCGTTCTAACTGCTCGACTTTGTGGATTTGGACACTCTCGGTCTTCTCAGCTTCATATACACCGTGCATTTTACCCAACTCTCTAATAGCGGCAATCTCCTCAGTACTGTTAGCAGATTTACGGTGTGCTTCATACAGCATAACCGTAAGGTTGTCCCTAGTCACCTTAATAGCTGACAGTTCTTCATCTCTGAAGTGTTGGAGTAATAGCGAAATTTTATCTAGCCCCATCAGGCGTGAGCCTTCAGTGGATGGGTGGGCATATCCTGCAGCCTTAGCTGATTGGATGGGGGTCAGTCCGCGCAGCACATATAGAACAAACTGTTCCTGCTGGACGGATAGGGGGGATATCTGTGCGTGGGGGTAGCACGACTGTAGGTAGGCAATGTCACCTGCGGTAATCATATAGTCTCCGTATTGGGCATAAGCATAGCTTATATTAGTATATATTGCAATCAGAATTATTCCTAGAAAAAGTCAGAAAAAGTCAGAATTATTCTTTTTACGCAGAAATAATTTTTTCCTCAAAAAAAGTCAGAATTATTCTTGGGCCTTCTTATATATGGATGTTAGCTATTGAGCGCCCCCTTCCCCGAATCCCAAGATCAAGAACCAAGATCCAGATCAAGATCCCAAAACCTCGTACCTCGGTTTTGACGAAGCAGTACGGGGTGTATTTGGTTCGAGGTGAGCTAGGTGCAGTCGCCACAACTTCGTGGCATCAACAGGAGCAACATCATGGCGTCATTCACAATAGTAGGCAACAACATCCATTCTGGCAACCGTAGCGGTAGCATCATATTCACATCAACTGACCGTGGCGCATTAAAGCGTGAGTACATGCGTCTTGCGTTCAGTAGACCCGTAGCACCCGTAGCACCCGTAGCACCAGCGACACAATCCCGTGCCCACAAAGCGGCGGTCGGTCAGCGTGACGCAGCAATGGCACGGGTGGCTGAGTTGGAGGCACGCATCGACGAGTTGGTCGATAGATTGGAAGCAAGCAACACCAAACAGGTGAACATCACCGCGTTGTACAACCACACCCTCACCATCATAGATGGGTACACAGCCCGTAAGAACTCAGCCCCGTGGAAAGCTGGGCTGAAATGCGTAACTATCATCAACGAACAGTTGGTGCAAACGCAGTAATACCGAGTAATCAGCCCCTGCATTCCGTGGGGGCACCATTGGAGAATAACATGTTAGAAGTATTACAGATACTACAGATGGCGCAGTTTGTTGGCGTAACTCTCCCGATAGAGGAGTTGTTGGAGGCGTCGCATGACAAGGGTATGTCGGACCACTTGTGGGACGTCGTGGCTGATTTCTATGAGGTTGCTGTCATGCATGATGCAAACCTTGCAGAGCTCGTGGCCGACCTAGGTGCGCCTGACGAAGATACGTTCGATTGGGACGATATACCGTTCTAGTAACACTAAGCCCCTGCATTCCGTAGGGGCACCATTGGAGAAAGATATGAAAGCATTAGCATTATTGGGGCTGTTCTGTGCCCTACTTATGGCCATGGATGGCAGTTGGGGCTGGGTTGTGGCCACACTGCTAACATTGGGTGGACTAGTAGCATGTAGCTACATGGAACCACCAACTGTAAAATAAGCTACACTTATAAGCCCCTGCATTCCGTGGGGGCATCTTCGGAGAAACACATGTTGAACAAAACACAAGCGTTACGAACTTTAAACACAGCACCATTCGCTACAGTAAACGTCCAAGGACGCGTCGCAATAAGACGTGACAAAGACGGGAGCTATGCCGTTAGCGATGGCTGCTACACATCCGGTGAAGGCATGGGATTAACATGCGAGTACAGGTACGTATCATGGAGAAAGGAGTTTGCGGAGGCCTATAAGGAGGCTGTCCTGTTTATTAATGGGGAGCATTGGCGTAACAACAACTAACAAACCGTAACTTCACAGGGCGCTAGGCACAATGCTTAGCGTCCGTTATCGTCCACGACAACAGGAGACACCACATGTCACTGCTCCAACAGTTAGTTCTACCGTTCTTAGCCTTAGTAATAGGCCTAGCAATCATAACCTCACTGATTTACACAGGAGACCTCGTAATTCCAAGGTAACAGGTTGGTATCAGGTGGGTTTTTCGACCTGTTACCTCTGCAGGCCTTACCAGCCGTGGCCTCCAGAAATGGGTAACAGGTGGTATCATCGGTAACATGTGCCCTGACTTACTGGCCTATATATTTATATTTATATTTATTTGTTTTTAAGCTTATTAATATTAAACAATAACCTGTTACCACCTGTTACACACCACGCCAGCCGTGGGGTATCATGTCAGTTTTCACCTGTTACCCACCTGTTACCACCTGTTACTTTCACCCCTTTTTACCCTGTTTTTCAGAAAGCCACTGAGTCATCCGTTAAAATTTTAACGTATTAACTCAGCCGCCTACTTTTTACCACTCTCAACTGGAGAAACAATATGTCAATTTGTACAAACAAAGTAGTTCAATACGTCCCATCGGGCTTCGACTATAAAGCCATTGAAATGCAGTGCGGTAACACTGATATTCACGGGGGGATACTGCAATGTGACGATTGCTCATCCACACGCCCGTGGTATGTATGTAAGCACGGTAAAAACCTCTCGGAAAACGAGATGGCGTGTGAATATTGTAACGCTGAAGAGGAGTAACACCAACTAAGCCCTGCATTCCGTAGGGCTCTTAACTGGAGAAATACCATGGAACATACAACATACGGCGAAAACGTCATATCTCATGGAGAGATCATCTACACAGGCCCCAAAGCTGCTCAGTTTGCAGCAGCGTTGGATGAAATCAACCGTTTGGAGGCGGAGTTGGACACCGCTTGCCGCAAGGCTAACGATATACGTAACGAAGCCTTCACACACGCACATCAGCGGTGTGAATATAAACAGCCCCTACATGGAGAATAACATGAGCCAATGCCCAGAATGCGGTGGTGATCTAATCGGCGACGGATATACCGCCGTCATACACTGCGAATCCCTTGAGGAAGAGGTGTATTACTACGCGGCACCCGACGAGGGGCCATTCTACTGCAAACAAGAGTAGCTTCGTACCTCAGCTACTAGAAGTATTAATAATTAAGCCCTGCATTCCGTAGGGCTCTCAACTGGAGATATATCATGGCTAAAATTCACTACACACCTAATCCGTCTGCAAACATAATGCGGTTTCTAACACGCAATATAGTAACTAAGTATATGGCACACCTAGCATATAAACTAGCTTGCACAAGATGCAGCAAATTCGAGCTGGATGAGGCGTTATTTATGAGTAACGATCTGCAGGCCATTGTAGTGTGTATACATAACTTGGCATTAAGTAAATCGGGAAGGTAGGGAGACACCACATCATTCTACCTTCCCATCCCCACCATAATAACAATTGGAGATATATCATGTTACTAGAGTCATATCTTAATAACAAGCACTACCCGAGTAAGCAAGCTCGGGTAGACCAAATAGATCAATCCATAATAGAGGATACTGTTTTTGAAGTAATTCAGATGATGCCCGGTGATACAGGCACCATACAAGAGGTTGCCACCCGCCTAGGCTATAAGCTAGGTTTTACCGATCAGCTCGAAGCAGTCAAAACGGGAGCTGAGGTGTTAGCTGTCACCCAATCCCCTGAGCTATTCACCATAGCCCCCACTGCAGGAGGCCGAATGTTAGTCGAGCGCAATCCTACGCTTACACTACTAGCACCTTACGAAAAGGACAACTATCCAACAACAAAACCCCTAACATGGGACAAGGATAACAAGAAGAAGTGCATCTTAGGCCATCACTTCAAACGCCACATGAATTATCAGGCGTTAGATGTGTTGAATATACTAAACAACATACCATGTGTGTTAGACCCTCATGTGCTCCAATATGAGTCTCGTAACAAGCCTTACAAGTACGCCCCCAGCCAAGAGGAGGCTAATATAGTCAACGCGCACTACAAAAACCTAGTGTTCTACTTCTTATGGCGTTTTTGCACGCGGGGACGTATGTATGCACACTCGTGGTATTTAAACCCGCAAGGGACAGAATACTGCAAGGCTTTAATCAACCCCGCACGAGCGGAATACGTCACTGACCTACGCCCATTGAAGATAGCTGTGGCTAATGCTGAGGGTCACGACAAACTCACTTTCGACGAGCGCATCAATACCTTCGATTCCTGCACTAAACCTAAAACAATCTTGGGACGTAAAGCCATGCGTGCTTATGCCAGAGCTAAGGCAGGCCTACCAATTAACTTCTATATGGAGTTAGATGCCACTGCATCAGGCTTACAGATGATGGCAATTATGCTAGGTTGCAAACAAACCGCAAGGCACTGCAATTTAACCAATACAGGCCGTAGGGAAGACCTATATACACATGTAATGGAAGAGATGAATCGTAACCTAGATCCAGAAGACCATGTCACTAGAGAGATGGTGAAAGATCCAGTAATGACTCATTTCTACAACTCACTAGCAGGCCCAGCTAAATCCCTCAACGACAGTCAACACCCAGCATTCCTACAGGCTGTCACAAAGATGTTCCCCGGAGCCACAGACGTTATGGACACCATCAACGCCTTCTGGAACCCACGTGCATCTCACCACTCATGGACACTACCTGATGGTCACCATGCCATCGTCCCTGTAACCGAGCAATATTCATCACGCGTCGAGGTAGATGAGCTCAACCACCACCGTTTCACCTATATATACGAGCGTGTTCAGCCCAGCAAAAGGTACACCTCACTAGCCCCAAACGTCGTGCATTCCATTGACGCGTATGTAGCTAGGGAGATGGTGCGTCGTGCACCATGTGACTTGTTACCTGTACATGATGCGTTCTTCTTCCCCCCTAACCACATGAGGGCAGTCCAAAAACTCTACCGCACGATTCTCGCAGAGTTAGCTGACAGTAATATATTCGCTGACATCCTCTCTGACATCGCGGGTGAGCCCATCACACTAAATAAAACCTCACTTGCTGAGGACATCAAAGCGTCTGAGTACGCTATATCTTAACCACACTATAACGCTAGGTGGCCTCCGGCCACTTAGTGATCTACTTTCAGTAACTATTGGAGAAAAAACATGGCCGCACAAGCACAACCAACAACCAACGCTTACGGTAATACAGACTACCGAGCGCAATTAACAAGCGGAAGCGTCATTTTCGCCATCACAAACACCGTCGTCCAAGCCTTAATGGACACGCCAAAAAAGGCATATATGGCCTTAACTGAGCCGGATCTGATAATCAGACCCACTCGCGCTAATAAAGCGGGGTATCGCCAATTCGGTATCAGTATCCCAGCCGGCGGCGGCAAAGAAGTGATGCTAGGCTTCGTGAACTTCTTCGCGCAAGCCATCACCGATAAATCCTCAGAGGAGGATGTTATAATGGCAGTACGTGCGCTAAAGGCGGAGTTACTATGCCTACGCCCAGACGACGTCTCAGTCCCAGCTACCGATCAGGATACCGAGACAGCACTATTAGCACTATTCACCGAGCGCGAGCTCAGCACCTCAGCGACTCATTAACACCCAGCGCTCAGTCCTCACCGGCTGAGCGCTATTTTTTTGCCCGCAAGAGCTCACCCACCCCCCACAAGATCAAGAGCCCGGGCCAACAAACTGCGTATTTTTTAAGGACAATTATGAAATCTAAAAGAACCGAGCGTTATGAAGAGCAGCTGCGCGCTAGACCCAGCACTATTGACGAACCATGTATGGAGTTTTTAGGTCGAGAAATAGACCTTGCGAAGTTATGGCTAGACTTCCATATAGAAGAGTACACAACAGCTGATATGCTTAAGCTTGCCGAAATGATTATACATGCGAAGAATAGAAGGTGAAGTATGCCCTAGCGCTGATCCCCAGCTTATTGGGGATCTCCCCAACTCCATCAAACCATGGAGCCTTAAAATGTGTGGAATACCACATCGAAGCAAACACCTATGGAATTAACTGCCGATGGGTACGAACGCCTAATTATGGAAAAAACTAAGCTATTAAACGGGGCGTTGATACCAATGTACCTAATCCATTCGTACCTCTACTACATAGAGGAAGACCCCATCATCTCAGACAGTGAGTACGACAAAATCTGTAAAGATCTACTCGCTGCCTATGACATACAGACACACGGTCACAGGCATCTCGTCGATGAGGCTGCCCTGGAAGCGGGCACGGGATTCCATATAGCTGAGAAATCCTACCCCTATATAGTAAAAACAACAGCCTTACAATTATTACAGGAGAGTAAAAATGACTGACACACACACCCAGATAAGAAATAAACTGACCAAAGGGATCGAACTAAGCAGTAATATCGAAGCCATCAAACGCGTTATAGACAACCCAAATATCTTAGCGCTTCCGGCATATCCGCTACAACAGGAGCTTTTTAAAGAAGTGCGCACACATATGAATGCCGTATTAGATACCCTAAACACGCTAGTTAAGGAAAACGAATTTGATATAGCCGCACTTGAATACAGTAAATGGTACAGCTATGAAGTACTCCCCATCGACTTTAGGTGGGAACACCTCAATTCGCCTGAGCACGTACTGGCGACTATAAAAAATAACGATGGTTGGGAGATTTCGGCACATATTTTTGAGGCCGCTTACGAGAATGCTAAGAAGTTAGCATCCTCATTATACTGGGAAGGAGATATCTCCGAAGAAGCAGTGTTTTTCGTACCCGTAGAAGGCGAGTTTATGTATGGCTTTGCTCTAAAACAAAGCAATAACGGAACAACTTATATAATCTCCCCCATCCCACTCCCACATCTGGAAGACCAATGACAATTATTACAGGAGAGCAAAAATGAAATACGAAGTAGCGTGGGTTAAAACTTACTACTGCACGGGAACTGAAATAGTGGAAGCAATGAGCGAACAGCTTGCCGAACAACTGGTTGAAGATAGGGTAGGCGATCTCACTGGAAACATGCAATACGACCCTAACGAAACCGAAGTTACAGTACTTGGAGAGCAAAAATGAGTAAGCTAGAAGAACTACAAACAGACTACAAAACACTAACTAGCAATGTAAACGCCCTAGAACATTTATGTCGAGCGCAAACCAATATATGCACAACTTTATTTAGAGGCCACGGCTCAGACCTACATGAAGTTTTGGCAGACGAGGCTCGCGAGCTGATAGCCCAGCTATTAGAGGCTGCACAAGCCAGCAGAGCCACATATAAGAAAAAGATTGATGCCATTGAAGAATTATTAGGAGAATCAAAATGAGTATTAGCGATTGGGATGACGTCCTACACCAAAAAGAAGCAATTATTAACGATGAATGCTACATAGATATGTGGCATATCGAGGATATTAAGGAAGTCGCTGATAGTTACCAAGAAGGCTACATCCTTTCAACAGAGCTAGCTAAGAAGGTGATCGCCCGGATGAGCGCCATGTACGACCCAAATTTCGGAATTTATTGGGATGGCGTATCCAGTGATATTGATCATGTTCTCGCACAGGAGAAACCTGATGAGTAAACTAGATTTACAAAATTGGGTAGTGTCAATGTATGATTATGGTGATAACGAGACCGAAAGGTTTCGCATCGTTAATCGTACTGAGCAACAGGCTCAGAAAGAGGCGATGCACGAAGCTGAGAAAAAAGAATGTTTCGACTGGACTATGACTAAGGAGGTGAGCGATGAGTATTAGTAACTGGGACGAAGTCCTACGATGTAAAGAGGCCATTATCAACGGTGAAGCGGTGGCTGATATCTGGGATATTGATGCCGTCAAAGAAATCGCCTTAGATTATAACCATAACGGAGATATGGCAACAGGCGTGGATTACGCACTTTCAACCGCGCAGGCTAAAAAAGTACTAGCCTGTATGAAAGCCTATTATGACCCAAATTTCGGAATTTACAACATGAGCGTATTCGGTAATATTGATCATGTTCTCGGACAGGAGAGCAAAATCGAATAAAACCTCCGCCGTAGGTGATAGCCAAACATTCGACGCATTTGACTCAGCGGAGATCTAAGTGGGGACGCTAAGTTTGATTAAACTCAACAGGTATATTATACCATATACACACCAGTGGATCCAAAGCCTCCACGCCCCCGAGAACTAGTTTCAAACTCCCCATCTACCACCTCAAATGTGGGTCGGATAATAGGCACAAATACCATCTGTGCTATACGATCACCCACCCCAATAACGAAAGTCTTATGCGTACGATTCCAGCATGAGATCATCACCTGACCCTGATAGTCCGAGTCAACTAGCCCCACTAAATTACCCAACACAATGCCATGCTTATGGCCCAGACCTGAACGGGGTAATATCATAGCGGCTACGTTGGGATCATCAATATGCATAGCTATACCTGTGGGTATAAGGACAGTCTCGCCTGGTTTAACAACCAAAGACTCATCCATACACGCACGCAGATCTAGCCCTGCAGAACCTGACGTTGCATATTCAGGCATTGGAAATCTATCGTCTAACTGCTTAAGCTTTACGTTCATATTTTAGAAATGAATAGCCGATACGATCATCGCGGGACACTTCAGCCCATTCAGATTTATCGAATTGCGGAAAGAAAGTGTCACCCATGTAGTTACGGTGAATTTTAGTGATGTACAACGTATTAGCCCTAGGCAGTAGAGCTTCGTAAAGCGTAGCTCCACCAATAACAAAACATTTCGATGGAATATCATCCAGTGAATTGACCACCTCACAGTCGGGATGAGTATAAGCAGAGCTAACGATTATATTAGTTCGCCCCGGCAATGGACGACCTATAGATTCAAATGTTTTACGCCCCATAACAATAGGCGCACCCATCGTAATTTTCTTAAAGTTCTGTAAGTCCTCTGGTATATGCCACGGCATTTTACCATCTAAACCTATGGCTCTATTTCTAGCCATCGCGACAATTAAAGATATATCCATCGACTTATTTATGCTTAAATATATAAGTATAGCTTATTAACGGAGGCAGTATGACACTAGATCAATCCCCATTCGCCGAAGATCTCGAGTGGTTACAATCCCGAACCCCCCACGACCGATCAATACCAATTCAATCTCAAGCCTATCACGCAGAACGTATAGGTGAGCGGGTCATGCGTGACCGACAAGATGCTCTGTCCGCACGGAACGCTGAGCTTGAGCTCATGCTAACTCAATGATAGCCATAATAGTCCTAATACTTTTTGTATACGTATTCGCCTTCTCAATAGACAGATAAATCTACACCATAAGCTGTGAGTGGGTGGACATGTCGTGGCTCTAACCACGTAATAACCGCAGCAGCAGGAGCCGAACACCTCCTCCTTTTAGGTTTTTATAAATCCCCTAAATAAATGAGCGGTGATCCTGCATCAACTAACCAACATAGGATAAAAATGCGTAAATTCTGGAAGACCGACGAACTCCCTGAACCCTCTACGGAAGTTCAATTGCTCACAGAGCAGAACCAAAAGCTGCAAGATGCAGCAGAGCTATTAACCCGAAAACTAAGTCACAACTATGAACAGGCAACAGTCATCGCTATCAAACTACATAACTATAGGTACTATGGCGTACCTATTTCTGTGCTTATGGGTGTATTGGTAGGCGTGTATGTAAGATGATCGCGTTCCCCACCCCGCGAATCCAACGCGCTCTTATCCAACTCAATTGGGATGAGCAGCAAATACAATTCGACGCATCGAGATCCGGTGTGATCTCAATAGACTGCATAGGAGATGCAGTATTCAAAGCAAACGACCTAGCGTACGTAACCTACGCGCTCAATACTAACTATAACAAGAACAGGCTCAGCGATATAGATGCAGCAACTGATGCAAATTATCAACGAGACCTGACTAGCCAATGGCTATGGGACGACCTCGACTGCGAGTACGACATCATAGCACTATTGGAGTGTGGCCTCCGGCCACTCAGTAAACTATAACAACGAGGATGAACAATGAAAGCCAGCGACACAGTTCTATTTATAGAAGGGATGTTGGAAGCACAACTCTCTGTCATGATATGGGGTGCGCCCGGTATCGGAAAATCCGCCATCGTCAAAGACTTAGCTGAAAGAAAAGGCTACAACTTCCTAGACATTAGGCTTAGCCAAATGGGGCCAGAAGACCTCCAAGGCGTACCATTCCTAGATGACTGCAAACGTACAGGCTGGGGAACCCCAACTATGTACCCATCTGCAGAAGATAACAAACCAACACTTATCTTCTTTGATGAGATTACACACGCACCACCTGCTGTACAAAAGTCTGCGTACCAAATAATCTTGGATCGGCAAATAGGCCAGTATAAATTCCCTAAAAATACAGTTATGGTCGCGGCAGGTAACCGCATTGAAGACAGATCAGGCGCTACAGACCTGGGGTTAGCACTGAAAAATAGATTTATCCACATAAACATGGATCCAGATCTAACAGATTGGGCTGAATGGTGGGTCAAGAACGACAAGGACTCGCGAATCCTGTCGTATCTACGTGCAGCACCCGACAAATTGCATATGATGCCCACTATCACAGGCAGCACAGAAAATGCCTTCCCCACGCCTAGAAGTTGGGACTTCGCCTCAACAATTCTAAGAGTATTTGCCGACAATCCGCAAATGCGTTATGAAGCGCTAAAAGGCTGTGTAGGTACAGGCCCAGCAAGTGAACTAGAGGCTCATCTGAGGGTAGAACTCCCAGATATTGAAACATTACTGCGCGAACCGTGGACATTCAAACCGCCACAAGATAGATCCGTGCTGTATGCCATCACCAGTGCGCTAACAGCGTACGTCACCAAAGACACTATGGATGGTTTCATGGACATCGCCACTAGATTGGCTGATATCCCTACAGAGCAAGACTTTGCAGTAGCAATGGCGAAAGACCTGTTCATCAAAAAACCTGAACTAATTAAGAACGCTAAATATATAGCGTGGACTGCGAGGCACCAACACCTATTATTGTAGGCAAAAAAAAGCCCTCCGGAGGAAGAAGGGCCATATAAAACAACAAGAGAGGTTAGCGTTAAGCTGCCTATTATATTAGCACAGCTAATAGGAGAGATCAATGAACAAAGATAACCTAATCATGGTACGCCTGTACCAAACTAAATGGTCAGGACGCCAGTTCGATGCATCAGCTTCAGAGGATATTGCAAAAGACTCTGGCGCTGAAGCTGGTACAGCACGATTGAACAAGTTAATCGTACCTAAAGAGGTCGTGACCCAAACTAATACCCATTGGGGAGCCATGAGAAAGTGGTTCTACGACCAAACTAGCCCGTTTTATGACACAGGCTGGCGAGTACGCCCATTCCATGACTTCCAAACCTTTAGATCCGAATATGCTGAGCTAAAAGACAAAGCCGACGAGTTTGTTGACGACCTAATTGAGACCAAATACCCCGAAGCTATGGCAAAAGCACGCACACGCATGGGCGAGCTCTATGACCCTAGTGATTACCCCATTGCAGAAGACCTACGGGACAAATTCCTAATCGAAATGGAGATGCAACCCGTCCCTGAAGTGACACACAACTGGATCACCAAATTAGATGAGGAAACCCAAGACCAAATTGATGCCACTACCAAAAATGCAGAGGAAAACGTCGCGAAAGAACCATGGATGCGACTATATGCGCCCCTTAATCAGATAGCTAACGCACTTAGAAATAAAATAGGTGATAAAGGGGCTATTTTCCGAGCAAATGCCTTCGAAAATCTACCCGATGTGTGCAACACAGCCAAAGCCATCGCTGCAAATCCAAACGATACAGACTTGAACGACTGTATAGATGCAATTCTACGGAATATAGCATCAGCAGACCTAAAACAAGTACGTAAAGCACAGGATTACCGCACATATGTCTACCAACACGTACAACGCGCATTAGCAGATATAAAAAACCACGTATAGGAGACCCCCATGGCAGCACCACGACGAATCAGAAAGATTGCAGGTGTGAAACAATTCGACAGAATGGCAAAAGCTAGAACACGTATCCTACTAGACCAACCATTCTTCGCTACATTACTACTAAAGCTACGACTCATAGAGAGTGAGGACATCCCAACTGCAGCGACTAATGGCGAGGTTATTATGTATAACCCCGATTTCATCAAGTCGATAACCGATGCACAGACCGTAGGGCTTATCGCACATGAGCTCATGCACTGTGTATTCCAGCATATGACTCGAAGAGGTCACAGAAACCCCCGTAAATGGAATAGGGCGGGGGACTACGTCATCAATCCTGGGATACTTAACTCAGGCATGCAACTACCACCCGGTGGCTTGTTAGATGAGCGCTATGAAGGTAAGACTACGGAAGAGGTCTATGCAATGTTGCCAGATGAGGCCGAGGACAGCGAGCCCCTCAACCCTGAAGGCTTCCCTAGCCCTAGCTCTGGGACACCTACTGACTGGGTATTCGATAGCTCAGCCAAAACACCAGCTGAAAAACAACGCCAGCAAGACGACTGGACGATTAACCTACAACAAGCAGTTAATAACGCAAAAAATGCCGGTAAGCTCCCCGCAGGATTCAAAGAACTAATAGATTCCTTTGGGGCGCCCACAATTAACTGGCGTGCAGCCCTACGAAGATTCTTCACTGGCTATTCTAAACGAGACTACTCATGGGCGAAGTGTAAGCGCCGTCTAATTGGGCAGAATATCTACCTACCCTCACTCCATTCTGAAGATCTGGAAGATTTAGTGATCGGTGTAGATACCTCGGGCTCTGTATCTAAACATGAATTGGAACTTTTCAGTGCTGAGCTTAATGAGATTCTCCAAGGTTTCGACGCCACCATCACTGTCATCTACTGCGACGCAGAAGTGCAAGCCGTAGATACCTACGATACTGATGTACTCCCTCGGGATCTACGAAACGATTTCCCCGGTAGAGGAGGGACAGAACTACGACCTATCTTTGAGTATATAGAAGAACACAACTTGCGGCCTAGCTGCATGGTGTATTTCACCGATGGGGGTATCTATGACAGTAAACTAACTACACCAGACTACCCATTCCTAACCATAACAACCGACGCTCCACTTAAGTTCGGTGACAACATAAAAATGGAGACCTGACATGGAAGACTTACAAAGCTTATATAAAGAACGAGACCTGTTGATAGCAGATAGCATCGACCACGATATCTGGAATCACTTCGGGAAACTACATAAGTACCTATATAACGACGCTCCCTCAAATAACCCTATGTGGCCCACCGTTAGATGGGGGATTGACAATATACACGCCTGCAGACACACTGAAATGAATGAGGCATGGATTAGACAAGCTTTAGACATTTCAAATAAAATTGCAGATCGCCGTAAATGGCTTAAATATAACACCGTCTTAACAAAAGGTGAGGTGCTAGCTAAGGTACTAGGTATATCAAACGCGATGCCTACATTAAAAAACTTCAAGCGAGTCTACCAGACAAATAAAATAGAGTTAATAGGCCTCAAAACAAGATGGGATCCTACACTCGATGCGTCAAAACCTGTGCTCGCAGTAATGCCAACATTAGACCTCGTCCGTAACCTCTCACCTATATTTGTTTTCCGTAGTTATGCCCACAACGACAAGTCGGGAACAGCCCTAGCCACAGAGAAACTAGAATCCACTGAGGATGAGGATTTCGATGTGTATAGGCTCATAACTTTCACTACAGATGACGATGGAAATACACACTTCCATAAACACTACGCTGCTAGTTATGACTTACCAACACGCCATGCGGGGTCTGACACCACGCAGTTATTTGCGATGGTTAAAACCAGAAAAAACCTCGACCAACGGCTGAGCACAGTCGCAAACAAGTGGCTTAAAGCTATGGACACACCGTATTCATGGAACAACAGCTATATACGCCAAAATGAAATGCCCAACTACATAGCCACCAACTTAGGACGAATGATCCACTACAGCGAGCTAGCCCTAATACGCAAAACAGTATACGCAGGCTACCACCACGACAGTTTCGAGGCCAACGCAATGCTAGCCACTTTACAAAGCAACTCATGAAAATTATCCCAATCGTAGTAATAGTACTGATTGGGGTAATACAAATCCTAATAAAGGTACTAAAAAAATGAAACTTACTTTAGATTTTGAAACCTTCTACAGTACCTCATTCTCCCTCACCAAGATCACGACTATGGAATACGTACGTAGTCTGGAATTTAAAGTTCATGGTGTAGGCATAAAGATTGACGACGAACCTTCTGAGTATATCTACGAAGAGGACGTTGAAGAGCGCCTACGCGAAATCTGGGATGAGTATGAGACTATAGAACTAATCTGCCACAACACCCGCTTCGATGCATACATCCTAGCGCGTCGATATAACCTATTCGCCGATCAGTATATCGACACTATGTCTATGTCAGCAGGGCGATTCCCCGGGCAGAAAAGTAACCTAGCCGTCCTATGCGAACGCCTATGGCCTAACGACCCTAAAATGCGTAAAGGAGATGAACTAAAACAGACAAAAGGTGTCGAAATACTTCCCCCAGACCTACGCGTTATATTAGGCGAATACTGCATCCAAGATGTAGACATGACATATGCCGCCTACAAAGTCCTGGTTGAGAACTACCCACTAGCAGAGCTAGATCTTATAGATATTCACATCCGTATGTTCGTAAAGCCGTCATTTGTGCTCGACCGCCCAACTGTCGCAGAATATCTAACTACCGAAAAGGCCGAAACTAAACGCCTCATCACTGAATCTGGCTATACCTCTAAACAACTAAGCTCTAATCAGCAATTCGCCACCGTCTTAGATGGGTTAGGGTTAGAAGTCCCCACCAAAATATCCCCAACTACAGAAAAAGTCACGTTCGCCTTCGCTAAGAACGACATAGACTTCCAAAAGCTACAGGCAAATAACCCCCAATACAAACATATATGGGTAGCTCGACTAGCAGCTAAGAGCACGATTAACCGTACGAGAGCTCAGCGTATGCTGAATGCCGCTGACCCTAGAAATAACAAACTAGCTGTCGCCCTTAAATATTATGGAGCCCATACAGGCCGTGCGTCAGGCGCAGAAAAACTCAACTTCCAAAACCTCAGACGCGGATCAATATTAAGACGCGCATTAACAGCCCCAAAAGGCCACAAAGTCGTAGTCGTAGATTCATCTAACATTGAAGCGAGAGTACTGGCATGGGTCGCTGGACAGGATGACCTATTGGACACATTTAGGACGGGAGGCGACGTATATAGTAATTTCGCTAATGAAATCTACCCTGATCTAGCGCCTATCAACAAAAAAGACCACCCATTGGAACGATTCGTGGGTAAAGTTGCGGTACTAGGCCTCGGATACGGTATGGGCTGGGTTAAATTCCAAAAGACGCTAGAGGCTGGGGCGTTAGGACAAGAGCCGGTAATCATAAGTGACAAGCGAGCCGAAGAAATTGTCACTAAATATCGGGACACCAACGATAAAATACGTGCATATTGGTTTACCGCTTCAAAAATGCTAATGGAGATGAAGAAAAAGCAGCCAAAACTCATCCCTTGGGGAGTAATGACTGTAGATTACGAAACAATCACACTCCCAAACGGAATGTCATTGCGCTACCCCGGCTTACGTGAAGTAGAATTAGAGAAGACTGAGGGCGCGACATATAAGCGGACAGAAACTGTATACAACACAGTTTTGCCAGTTACTGCTACCGATGATGAATATAGTAACGACCGAAACACAGTCAGAACCTATGGAGCAAAGATTGTTGAAAATCTCGTTCAGGCACTGGCTAGAAATATCGTTATGGAACAATTACTTGTAATAAACCAGCGCTATAACGTCGTATTAACGGTACACGATGAGATCATCTGCATCGTACCCGACGAAGAGGCAGACACTGCGTACAAATACATGCTACAAATAATGCGCACACCCCCTGCATGGGCACCCACACTGCCACTTGATGCTGAAGGGGGATACGATGATTGTTATTCTAAATAAAAACCTATAGTATTGCCTTGTAAATATAAGCAGTACTTATCAGTTAAGGAACTATAATGCCTAAATTAACATTCCTAGAGGCCTCGAATGGCGTCAAGTTATCGAAGGAATTCACCACACAAGGAAAACAATCATATCCGATGAGTGTGAAGAATTTCACATCTCATATTTATGATATACAACCCGACGATATAGGCTGGAATCAACAGCACTTACTAATGGTGAAGCACGCGCAGTCAGGCCACTGTATGCTACGTGGCGAACTAGACCGACCATTAAAGAATGAGCCCCGAAAAGGCCATACAGATCGCTATAGAAAAACACAGACCCTGACATTAGATATCGACGGCCTAGAGTTGAGTGGGTACACCATCCCAAAAACTATAAGCAGCACTGATATAGAAGACATGGCTGAGCGAATCGTAAAGCTACTTCCTATGGAGTTCGCCCATGCGACATACATCGCCACAGCCTCAGCCTCATTAGGTCAAAAAGGGAATAGGATATGCATCCACCTAGACTTCATGTTGACTAGCACCATAAATCCAATGCGCCTTAAAGACTGGATCACATGGCTGAACCTAAACATCGAAGCATTAGCATCAAAAATATCACTCAATGCCTCGGGGCTAAGCCTATCCTATCCAATAGACAGAACTGTGGCCCAGAATGACAAACTAGTCTACTGCGCACCACCCACATTTACAGGGTTAACCGATCCCGTCACTGACAGGATCATACTAGTTAAGAAACTATACCCCTCAGTAGATATAGACAAACTACTGTCCGTGGTCAATGTCGAAGCTAATTCACAAGCAATCCTTGCGAAAGTATCCTCACTGAGAAAAGAGCAAGGGCTTCGAACCCGATCAGCCAGGACACGATTCGTAGCTTCAGATGACGGCACTCGTACTGAAGTATTGGAAAATCCAGACAGAGCAAGACTAACCAAAGCCTATCACAACGAAGAGTTCTGCTATTTCAACCTAAACGATGGTGACAGTAACGCCTACTGGTGTCCTATCGCTAACCCTCGAATTGTATATACATTCAAAGATGAGCCACCATTCGAAATGCAACGGGTCGATCCCGACTTTTATGAGTGGTATCTAGTCGAATTTAAAGATGAAATTCGCGGGGCTTCCAACGTGAAACCATTTGTTTTCCGTGATTTCTGGTCAGATATCCACTACAACGCCTTATTTGACGAAGCAACCGGAGATATCCCAAAAATAGCCTCTGCAAATAAGGCAAATCTAGGAGATTTTATGGAAGAACACGGGTTAGCGTTACCTGAGCCTATCCCATCATGGGACTATGTGTTCGAACCGCAAACAAACAAACAAATAGATTTCAACCGGCAATGGTTAAACAAGTATATCCCTACTGAATATTCCCGTAATGTCGCCAAGATAGAAGGATTAGAGATTGGATATGGAGATGCAACCACCCTAAAAACATACTGCCCCACAATCTACACCATCATATGGCACCTCGTAGGTGACAGCTCTATTGAATTTGAGCATTTCATCAACTGGCTATCGTTTGTATTTAACAAAAAAGATAAAACAGGCACTGCATGGGTATTCTCTGGTATTGAAGGCACAGGTAAAGGCCTACTCTACCATAAAATATTAGCTCCAATCATAGGGCACTCATATTCAGTCATGCGAAAGCTGGTCGATTTTGAAGATCAGTTCAACGCATGGCAGGAAATGAACCTAATGACTGTAGTTGATGAGGCCAGGATCTCAGACTCCGCATCCACTTCAAAAACCATGAACTTCTTGAAGAATTTCATAACAGAGCCCTATGGAAAGATCCGCAAAATGCGAGTGGATTCAACGCAGGATTCAAAACTCTACAATAACATCATATTCTTCACGAATAACAACGATGCGATGCTGTTATCAGCGTCTGACAGACGGTTTAACGTAGGAATGCATCAAAATAACACCCTATTAGCCGCATATCCACAGGTTAATAAGGCGATTGATGACGACCTACCCAATGAACTGCAGGCATTCGCTAACTACCTACACACTTTTGAGACAGACGAACGGCGTGCCAGAACCCCATTGGATAATGAGGCCAAAGCAGCAATGCGTGTAGCCTCAATGACATGGGTAGATGAATTCTGCGCATGTATTAACACAGGAAATCTTGATTTCTTAGCTGGGTTTCTGGACATGGATCCAGCCTCAATGATGGAGATCACAACATTTGAAGCTGCCCAACGATTCATTAAAAGCTGGGTAGCTGACGCTGGAGTTCGTAAATCATACCCATCTGTAGCTGAATTACGGACAGTGTTCACCTGTATCAATGACAAAACCATATCAGCTGTTAAATTCGGGAAATTACTCGCTCGACATGGGTTAAAAACTAAATTACGAAAAAACAAAGGGCGTGGACTCGAAGTTAGTTGGGCACTAACGGAATACAACCGTGATGACCTGATCGCTACGCATTTCACGCCGAAAGATATCGAAGTTTATAAATGCAATCCAGAAATTACACACTAGGAGACAGATATGTCAGAAGAACGCCTACCAACATGGTCATTTTCAGCATTAAAAACTTTCGAGCAATGCCCATATCGCAGTTACCTACAGAAAATCAAGAAAATCCCAGAGCCCCAACATCCCGCAGCTAAACGTGGGACTGACATTCACAACCAAGCGGAGGACTATGTAAAAGGTGAGATCAAATTCCCCGCCACATTAGGCAAATTCACCAGTAGTTTCAAAGACTTATACGAACTCTACGCAGACGCTAAAGTTGAGTTGGAAGGCGACTGGGGATTCACAAAAGATTGGGCCGTTACGGGCTGGCGAGATCCAGACGTATGGGCACGAATTAAATTGGATGCCATCGTTAGAAATGATGAGACATCCGCACGCGTAATCGACTACAAAACAGGCCGTAAGTGGGGGAATGAAATAACCCACGGTCAGCAAGCATTGTTGTATGCGATTGCATCTTTTATCCGCTATCCAGAACTGGAGTTTATACGCACAGAATTGTGGTATTTAGATCATGCTAGCACTGCCGAGCAGACATACACACGAGGACAGGCAATGCTGTTCTTCCCCCGATGGGAAGAGCGCGCCCACGCTATGACTAATGCCACCGAGTTCCCCCCAAAACCATCCATAGCTGCATGCAAATGGTGTTCATATAGAACATCAGGCGATTGCGACTATGGCGTAGAGAAATAGGAGGTTTACTAATGAAACCCCTCTATGAACACCAACAACAAACCGTTGATTTCCTAGCTGATAACCCTCGTGCATTAATCACATCCGACCCGGGAACGGGTAAAACACGATCTGTGCTGGAGCATTACGCTCAAGTAAAGAAAAGTAACCCAAAAACAGGGAGGATGTTGGTACTAGCACCACTATCTATTCTAAAGCCGTCGTGGGCTGATGATATTGCGGAATTTACCCCACAAATCTCAGCCGTTGTCGCTTATGCAAAAAACCGAGAGAAAGCGTTCAGAACATCTGCAGACATAGTGATCACAAACCACGACGCTGTTAAGTGGCTGGCTAAGAATGCCGAGGAATTGCTAAAAGGTTTCGATTGGTTGGTCATAGATGAGTTCACGGCGTACAAACGACACACCAGCCAACGCAGTAAAGCAGTTGCAAATATACGACGGTATTTTAAGCATCGTATAGCCCTGTCAGGGACTCCAAATTCCAACACAATTTTGGATATCTGGCACCCGACACTGCTTATCGACGATGGCGAGCGCCTAGGACATAAGTACTTTAGTTTTAGGGCTCAGGTGTGCGAGCCCAAACAGATAGGCCCAGCACGAAACATGGTGCAGTGGCTGGATAAAGAGGATGCAGAAGAACGCGTAGCTGCATCTCTCAAAGACATAACGATCCGACATAAATTCGAGGATTGCCTGTCGATCCCAGAGAATACTAAACACATAATTTATACGGATCTCTCCCCTAAACACGCGCAGATATACCACGACTTCAAAAACGATGCCTTACTAGAACTAGAATCAGGAGACTACATAGAGGCCGTACACGCAGGCGTACTGGTTAAAAAACTACTACAGATTGTATCTGGTGCGATCTACGACAGTGAGGGCGTAGCACACCTTATAGATACAGCGCGATATGAGCTAGTCATATCACTAATAAAGGAGCGTAAGCATTCAGTTTGTGCATTTAACTGGACACATGAGCGTAACGCCTTATGCGCACTAGCTAAAAAATCAGGTATTTCACATGCCGTCATAGACGGTTCTGTTAGAACCAACATTCGTGAGGAGATAGTTGCAGACTACCAAGCAGGCAAATATCAAGTATTGTTTGCCCACCCCCAATCAGCAGCCCACGGACTGACACTAACCCGAGGGACAACTACGATTTGGATCAGCCCGACATACAATGCCGAGCATTTCCAACAATTTAATCGGAGGATCTATAGAGCAGGGCAGACCAAAGCCACGGAAACTATATTAATATCAGCCCGAGGCACATGGGAAGAGGCTGTCTATGCAAAGCTCGATACGAAATTAGAACGTATGAGTAGCTTACTAGATTTATTTAAACAATTAACGGAGATTGAGAATGAACACCGGAGAGCTAATAAAAGCATTATTCGACCAACGAGAAGCAATACGGGAGATAGACAGAACCCGGAAGGAGCTGGTATCTAAAAAAGCTGAAATAGAAGCTGAGCTAATGATCGGCTTAGATGAAGTCGGGCTAACCTCCGCCAAAGGCGAGGGTGTGACCGTCAGTATTTCTGAGGCCATAGTACCCATAGTTAACGATTGGGATGCCTTCTATGAATTCATCCTGAAGTCAAAGCAGCCATACCTCTTAGAGCGAAGACCAGCAGTCTTGGCATATCGAGAATTAATCAGTGCCGGTGAAGAGATTCCTGGAATTGAACCTTACACAAAACGAACAGTTAACATGCGCGCTTATAAATGATATTATAAGTTGTGCTTCTATCCCACTTAGAAATCCTAGAAGGATGTAACGATGCAAACATTACCCGCACTTAATTTAGCGAATATTAAAATTCCTAAAGAACTTATGGCTGAAATAAAAAACAGTCATGTCCCTACAAGCAGCGCAGAATTTAGACGTATAGCATGTACCCAAGCAAAACAATTCGCCCCATCAGATGAGAAATTCCCCCCAACATCTGGCCCACTAGAAGTAATTGTCATTGATTATGCATACCGCAACGACTACTATGTTGGAACGTACAACCCCAGCGCTCTCGTAGCCCCAATCTGCTCCGCTGTAGGCGATACCCCCACTAATATGCGCATGCACGAAAACTCCACAGATCCGCAAACCGAAGAAGGCGGTCTATGCGATGAGTGCCCACAGGGTCAGTGGGGATCATCACCAAGAGGCGCAGGAAAAGCATGCAAAAACTCAATCCGTTTAGGCGTACTACCCGCAGATTTTAAAGACGGTGAAGTACCTTACACAGTTGACTTAGCTCCTACAGCCATCAAACCATTCCACGATTTCGTGAACTTACTCCATGAAAATGGCGTTCACTTGATGATGATAGTTTGTGAAATGTACTTCGATCCTAAAAGCACCTACGCAAGCGTTAGGTTAAGAATGCGGGATGAGCCAGTACATGAAAGACTGGATGATCTGATGCGCATTCGTGAAGCTACGAAAGAGTTAGTGATGCAGGCACCATATAAAGATCCTGAAATCTAAATAAGTATGGACGAGCACGGTTATATCCGCTCGATCCACACGCACCTCCCTAAAAAAGGTCTGACGATTTGGAAAATCAATGACAATTTTAGGGGGGGTGTACCAGATGCGTACTATTCAGGATCTGGAGGCGACATATGGGTAGAGTATAAATATGTAAAGCGACTACCCAAACGAGAAGATACTCAAATAATCCCTCAACTACGACCACAACAAGTTAAATGGCTAAACACAGAACATAACTACGGACGGGATGTATATTGTGTCGTGGGCAGTCCAGATGGAGGTGTCGTATTAGAGCATCCACACTGGACATCAGGGATAACAATGTTAGAATTCGTTAAAAGGAGTAGCTCTCAGAAAGAATTAGCTGCTTGGATACTAACAAAGACGGCCTGACACCACGAGAATATAAATGATAATAACTCCCCCCACACGAACTATAACCCCCGCAGATTTTGCCGCCGCTACACGGCTACGCGCCATTTGGAACGCCAAGAAAAAGAAGCTAGGCTTAACCCAAAGTAACGTCGCTGACGAATCTGGTATATCACAAAGCGCCATTAGTCAATACCTCAATGGGGGGATTGCGCTGAATACGGACACCATATTATACTTCGCACGCATTCTTGAATGCGCACCGACAGACATCCGACCGGAATTAGGACGGGCGCTGCGGATAAAACCAAAAAAACAAAGGATATTTGTGACTAAAAGCTCGACAGGACTACCGATAGATGCGGAAATAGATGCTAGTTATATCAATTCCGACTCTGAAGCACTATATGCCGTACTCATTGATGAACCTACCTACGCCCCACGAATTAAACAGGGCGAATATGTAATTGTAGCCCCCTATGACAGCCTGGTTTCTGGACAAGAAGTATTAATAGAGTCAGCTTTCGGAGGTATATCCGTAGTGACATTTGTAAGACAGACCGCTGAGGCCTACATCGTTTCAGATATACTAAATGATGGCCTTTCAGCGATCCCACTAGCCGATATTATTGTAATCCACCCCATCATAGCAATCCAAAGGACTGTAATTGGCGAATAATAACCCAGTATCCCACCCCAAACATTACACATTCTCCAAACTTCAGGTTATTGATGCCATCGAAGCCTGGGGACTGAACTTCCACCTTGGCAATACAGTAAAATATATTGCTAGGGCAGGACGCAAGGACGTCGCTAAAGAAGTTGAAGATTTAGAGAAAGCTGTTTGGTATTTACAAAGACATATCGAAAATATAAGCAAAGCTAATGAAAATCCAGCGCCAGCGCCAGCCATTCCGAACACCTACCATGATAACCCCCTTGGGGAGAGTGATGGATGGCCTACAGCGCATGATAACCACCGCCGTCTTTGAGTGCCCAGTATGTAGCGGACATTTTATATGCGCAGAGTCAATAATAAAAGCAGGCCATAAAAAAGCATGCTCCCGAAATTGCGCAAGATTAGTAGCCCCTAACCCAGCGCTCGTGCTAACTAGAGCGCCTGTAGACTACCAGCGCATTAGAGAATATTTAAAGCTGCCACCAAGTGCACATTCAAAACTCGCACTGGTCGACTTATGGAACAGTAAGACCGATTACGAACTACCCAGAATAGATATCCAAAATAGAAACCTAGCGAGGTTGAGCTATGAAGTATAATTTAAACACCGCAGACTGTTTGCGCGAGGAATTCGGCACCTTATACCCCAAGGTGGCTAGAGTTGCCAATGAATATATGGGACTAGAAGAAAAAGCTGCAAAAAGAATCGCTGCATTAGGGGGGATGCCTTTTCCAGTCTTTAAAATGGGGAAAAGTCAGCGAGCTCCTTGGCTGGTAGATGTTCGAGATCTAGCGAAATATCTGGACACCCAATGTAGAGAAAATAGTAAGTAGAAATTACAGCAGTTCCCATAGGGGACACATAGACCCCTGTAGCCCTTATATACTGGAGTATAGCTGTTGTATATCATAACAGATATATAATAACATTCCAATAAGATAGCGCCTCTCACTAGCTTTAGATTGTCTTAAGTTGTCTTAAGTTGTGGTATATTTAGGTATTCGGTACACATATAGTACCCATAACCTAAATACCTATAGAATGTCTTCGATAGCAAAACGTGAGCTCGCTAAAAAAAATGGAAAGAGAAATTATGTTTGGGATGCTACCGTCTCTAAAAAGAAAAACGGTGAGTTTATCTTTAGAGAAAAGCAAACCTTCAAACTAAAAGCGAATGCAATAAGCTGGGCGAGAGATTTGGAGACAAAACTGGAAGCCGGGACTACCTCCCAGAAAAAAGTCTACATTTCAGTAAAAAAAGTGTTTGAGCGGTACATGAGAGATTTCAATGGAAGCTATGCTAAAAGTAGATACCTAAAGCACGCTAATAACCGCCCGTTTGGAGAGCTAGATGTCCACAAGCTGACTACTAGCGATATCGTTAGCTATTTTATAGAGCGCAACGAATTCGTAGCCCCCGCATCAGCGAATATAGAATATGGTTATCTGAGAGTAACTTTTAAAACAATGAAACCAGTGATGGATTTGCAACTTGATATGTCGATCTTCTCCGAAGCAAAGGAGTTATTAACAAGTGAAGGGTTTTTAGCCCCCTCAGTAAAACGTGACCGACTACCAACCCCCCAAGAATTGTGGCAGTTGAGTAGGGAATTATCCCCAGAAAGCCGGGATGTAATGTGGTTCGCACTCTATAGCGCACGACGACGCGGCGAAATATTCACACTACGGTGGGATGACCTTAACCGCGAGAAACGTACAATACGGGTTCGGGATCTAAAACACCCGAAACTAAAAAACCTAAGTAAGGTGGCAAAAATACCAAGACCCGCTTATAAAATAATACTGCGCCAAGAACAAATAGGGGAGTATATATTCTCGGTAAACGTCCACACCCATAGAAAGCACTGGGAAAACGCCAAAAAAAAACTAGGGATAGAAGATTTGCATTTCCATGATTTACGCCATGCAGCACTTACACATATCGCCTCAAAAGGGTTGAGTATACCTCAAATTAAACTCGTCAGCCTCCATGACACCTCAGCATCATTAGAGCGCTACGTTAACTTAAAAGCCGAAGATTTGGATATCTAAAAAGATGATAAACATAGTACAGGAACGCACTCAAGCATTATCAGAACAGGCGAAAGTCCTATTACAGGATTACTATGTCAAGAATGATGAGAATATACAGCAGGCTTTTGCTCGCGCTGCGACAGCGTATGCTGCCAACGACGAATTATTAGCACAGCGTATATATGACTACGCCAGCAAAGGCTGGTTTATGTTTTCCAGCCCTATATTATCGAATGCTCCAGCAGTGGGTGAGCCCCACAAAGGCCTGCCGATCTCATGCTTTTTGACCTATGTGCCTGACAGTCTGGAAGGACTGATCCAACATCAGTCAGAGCTAGCGTGGCTCAGCGTTAAAGGCGGTGGAGTGGGTGGACATTGGAGTGATGTACGTGCAGTTAGCGACAAAGCCCCATCACCCATCCCATTTATGAAAGTAGCCGACTCAGCAATGACGGCATACAAGCAAGGTAAAACCCGCAAAGGCTCCTATGCTGCCTATCTAAATATAAGCCACCCTGATATTTTAGAGTTCCTAGACATACGATTACCTACTGGTGGCGACGCAAACCGTAAGTGTTTCAATATTAATAACGCAGTGAATATCAGTGATGAGTTCATGCGAGCAGTCATGAGTGATAACCCATGGGATCTAATTGACCCCCACGATAATTCAATCAGGGATACTATCTCAGCACGCAAACTGTGGGAGAAGCTACTCGAAGTACGCTTCCGTACAGGTGAGCCTTACCTTAATTTTATAGACGAAGCGAACAGGCAACTACCCCAACCTTTAAAAGACAAAGGGCTGAAGATACACGGATCAAACTTATGTAACGAGATCCACTTACCGACATCTGACACGCGAACTGCTGTCTGCTGTCTGTCGAGTGTGAATCTGGAAATGTGGGATGAGTGGAAGGACACCGATATGGTAGCCGACTTAATCACCATGTTAGATAACGTACTAGAAACATTCATTGATGATGCCCCTGCAGAAATGCATAAAGCAACCTACTCAGCGATGCGCGAACGTAGCTTAGGTTTAGGTGCGATGGGCTTCCATTCACTACTACAACGTAGACAGATACCATTCGAATCCGCACAAGCATCAGGCCTTAACCGCAAAGTGTTTACTGTTATCAAAGAACAGGCAGTTGCAGCCACTAAAAAACTAGCTATTGAACGTGGTGAATATCTCGATGGCCCGCGCTCAGGGAACAGGAACTCACACTTACTAGCATTAGCACCTAATGCCAACTCAAGTATGATCGTGTCTACGAGTCCCGCTACTGAGCCATGGAAATCCAATGCTTTCACACACCGGACACGCGTTGGTGCACATCTTATTAAGAACAAATATCTGGATGAGCATCTCAAAAAAGAGAGTTCTGATCCCGACTGGTTAGCTAAACAGTGGGAATCCATCATCCACCACGAAGGCTCGATCCAACATCTCGATTATCTGGACGACTGGACAAAGGATGTTTTTAAGACAGCGTTTGAGCTCGACCAAACCTGGGTTGTGCAACATGCAGCCGATCGCCAACAGTACATCTGCCAAGGCCAAAGCATTAACTTATTCTTCCCTGCAGGTAGTGATAAACAGTATGTGAATCGTGTGCATCTCGATGCATGGAAAAAGAAAATGAAAGGGTTGTACTATCTACGCACTGCGTCAGGAGCTACAGCCGAACAAGTGGGTAAGAAAATCAAACGTATTAAATTAGAAGACTACAAAGAAGAGGAGTGCGTATCGTGTCAGGGGTAACTAACGAATTAGAAAAGCGAATTGTCCGCATAGAGGCAGTACTAATACAAATTAGAATGGATCTTGAGATGATCAAAGCTCAGTCTGCAATAAAAGGGAGGGATAATGCTAACCAAAAACAGTACAGTTTATAAGCCATTTAGGTTCCCCCTATTCATGGAACTCGCAGAGTCACATGAGAAAATTCATTGGGGTACGTGGGAAGTGAAACTCCAAGAAGACGTAAACCAATGGAAAGGTGGCGTACTCACTCCCATAGAGAAAAGCCACATCACGCAGATCTTACGTCTATTTACGCAAAGTGACGTACAAGTTGCTGCTAACTACTGCGATCTGTTCATCCCACACTTCAAGAACAATGAAGTGCGTAACATGCTACTTTCATTTGCTAACAGGGAAGGGACACACCAGCGAGCATACGCCTTACTCAACGACACGTTGGGACTAGACGAAAGCGAGTACAGTGCATTCCTGAAAAGCAGCGGCATGAAAAAGAAGATCGAGTTCATGGCTGCTGGCGGCGGTGACTATGTAGGCCGAGACGATATGGCAGTTGCCCTAGCGCAAGCCTGCATCAACGAAGGTATGGGACTGTTTAGTGCTTTCGTTATGCTACTAAATTTCCAACGCTTTGGAAAAATGAAAGGTATGTGTGAAGTCGTCGAGTGGTCTATCCGAGACGAGACAAAACACGTTGAAGGGATGACTCAACTATTCAAAGAGTATGTCAGAGAAAACCCCAAAATAGTAACAGACGATCTCAAGTTCGAAATCTACGAGATGGTCAGACAGGCTGTGACGCTAGAAGATGATGTTATCGATCTAGTGTTCTCCTCTGGAGAGCTTGAAGGTATAACGTCCAAAGAAGTTAAACTCTATATTCGCTATTTAGCCGACCGGCGACTAATCCAACTAGGCCTAAAAGCCAACTACGCAGTTAAGGAAAACCCACTACCATGGGTAGACTGGATCGTAGCAGGCGACAGCTTCAAGAATTTCTTCGAAGGAACTGTCACCGACTACAATGCCGCCGGTATGACCGGCGACTGCTTCGGCTGGAGTTAGACATACCGCGTAACATCCGTGACGATATATAAATTATCTACACGGTTAATTATCTTCGGGTCATATGGAGTTGACCCGAATGACCTATTACCCCCCGAACCACCAAACACTCCCCCATCATCCCATCGGGTATCGTAAGAATACCCCGAATCATACGTCGCCCATCCCGCCTGAAATTCCCCCACCTGAAAACGAAAAGCATTCAAATACATGACCCACCACGCTGCAGTAGAGAAATGCTGCTGGATACTGTCTAGCGTAATCGTGACACTAAACGGAAAACTATAGTAATACAAATATGATGTATCCTCTCTATATCCTCGAATTGACCGCTGCTGCACTGCCTGCGCTATAGAAGGCGCAACGAACATAAGATTTGTATATGGTACTACCGTCGTTAATGGAGCACTAACGTGGTGGTTATATGATCGGAAATCAAAATCATTCGGCGTATTGCCGGGGCTACTACTACCACCCCATGGTGCCATCGTCCCCTGACTATACCGTTTCACGCCATCCTGAAAATATGTAGACCCGAGCACACCCGACTCTCCTGGCTGACCAATTGCAAGTGGTGTCGCTGGAGGAATAAGCGTACCCCCATCCACTACAGCCATCGGACTTAAGCGGCTATCAAAAGTTAAAAGATCCGCTGTACTTGATGGGATACCTGAAAATAAATTCCAATCATATGTATATTCAAATCCGTGATAGAAAGCGGCTATCGAATTTGGGTTAATAGTCTGCGGAGTTGTTGTAGTAACGACTTGCGAAGCCACAACAGTCGCTATATACGCAGCTCTATTGACCTCCCATGCAGCAACCGCAGCTGGGATAGCGGGCCTAGGTACTGAGTATTGCACAAGCGGATTCCCACTTAATGCTCGCTGCACTTGCGTATCAGCAGGGGCATCAATCGACTTTACCCACTTATCAGCCCCTGAAATGATATACGACCCATTTGCGTTCTTCCCATAATCAGCTTTACCCCAGCGATAAACATCCACCAAATTATTAAACCCTACATAATGCGCGTTATACCCCACCGCAAGGGCGTTGTACATTGTCAGTTCATTTTCGTAGGTGTTTGCCAAAAGAGTGTTAGCCGCAGTTTGGGCATTGCTACGGGTTTGCCAATCTGTAATATAATACCCATAATATTTATCGAACAGGTGGAGGTTACCATCCATCCATGAGGGTTGAAGATTATTATCTAACCCAGAGAAATTAGGGGACATACAAAATTGAGTAACCTTAACATGAGTCCGAAACCCATCCCCAATATTTTGATAGACGGTATTATTGGCACAGATCTGCAAATTAGAACCTACCGGGGTCGTAAACTCCCACATCGGCCCCCAATAATCATAGCAAACCTGACCTAGTTCGAGCATCCTAGGGTCGTCAAAGTCGGGATATAAATAATGTCTATATTGAACCATGACCTGAAGTGCCTCCCGCCCGAAATGATACGTGCCATACCCGCTCAGGAACCCATTTGTATAGCCTCGGCTAATAATATAAGCATCGAAACCCTCTATAGTCAGTGGCTCGTCTACGGCATCAAGATATGTAGGTTCTATAGGCGCTATTGGTATTGGGTACAGCCCTAAAGGGTGTGCGCCTGAATCAACCCAGACATCCCCCAGACCTGTAGCTGTAGGCTGAGCATCCTGCCCAAATAATGTGACCGAGCTACCCGCTATCGCCAGTGGTGTAGCGCTGGTAGTCACCAATGCCGACGCCGCTAAAGTAGCCGCCTCTGTAGTAAAACCGGGTTCGAGCACGCGCTTTCTGGAGACAGTAAATAGTTTCTCGGCTGAAGGGCCATATAGTGGCACAGACCCATATAAAGTTAGCCCATAATTACTGGTAGGTGTAGCCAAATAAGTAGGGGCTAAAAACACATGAATTTCTGGTGGGGAGCTTACCGTACCGGATTGGATGACCCGAATAGTCCAGAGCTTATTAACATTATCGTAAGCCTGCTGAATAACAGCATGCCACAAATTGTAATTAGTTGGACGGACGAATACTAACGGGACACCATCCGTAGCATAAGTATAGGTATGAATAACCCGACCATCAAGTGTTGAATTTGCCCCTATATAAGGCGCAAAGTTTGGCATATTAGTATCGGAAGCTGTAAGCGTAGCTTGCCCCGCATAATGCATATGCTGCAACTCACTATCAATCAATATTTGAGGGTCAGTCGTACCCGTTCTGAAACTAGAAGAAAACGCCTTTAACCCAAAACTGCTCATCTACCAAACACCATAATCAAAGTATCCTGGGTACCATCACCCACTGACGCAACCGTATTACCCGAGACAGTAACTGTATGCGTATACGCCTCTTGGTCATTGGGTAGTACGTCGATCAATTGCTGCAATGTCCGTAACTCCATCCCCGCAGCTGCTGGATATGAAGTCGAGAACGCTACCCCTTGACGGGCAGCAAAAAAACCTACCAAACTCCATGCAGTATCAGTCGTAGTGAAAACAAGTTGTTGATTGCCGTTATATATGTCTAACCCAAATAAACTCATACACTTAATTTCCCTAACTTAACCCGAAGAACCCCGTTGGCGTCAGTTACAGATATAAAACCATTATTCATATCTAGCGTGAACCGCCCAGCACTATCCTGGATAACATCCGCTTCCAAAGTCCCAATAGCTGCACGCCACGCCGTAAAACTATCTACTACGGTAATACGCTGAGCGGTTATACCATCAGCAACCAAAGTCTCAATATCCGCAGCTCTTATAACCGCGCTATTTATATAGGTCACACCATTGTCAACAATAAATGGCGCGGTGGCAGTGCTTAAAGCATCGGTAGGCGAATTAATAATCCCAAATTTATCCGCTAAGATATAGAATGCGGACGTAGAAGAACTATCCACTGCCAAACCAAAACCAGCCACAGCACCATTATTAGAGTCAATCTTAACTGCGTACTGACCTTCCAAACCATTGATAGACGACGCTTGAGTACTGATCGTAGTTGTATTAGTACCTACGGATGACGTAACTACATCCAGCGTTTGCGCTATAGCACCCGTGTTATCCCACGAATATGCACCAGCACTACTAGTAGCCGCTTCGCAGGCTGATTTTGTGGTGAAACCAGTCGCTACATTAGGGGCTGTCGCAGCATTATTGGGTTGGAACATACACACGCCGACTTGCTCTATGATCTTCGTGTCCACCACAGCAGACGAAGCAATATCCACAACTACAAACGCTGTACCGTTATAGCGTTTAGTCACATTATTGGTCGTATCTACCCAAAGATCCCCTGCAACAAGCGCTCGACCGTCCGATTTTGTCGTAGGCTCTGTAGCCTGTTCAAAGGTGGAATTAACGGTGTTAAGGAAGCTAGTGGCAAATGCTGAAGCAATCAACTCATCCTGTTGCGCAGCTATGACCTCAGATATTTTCTGGTTAGTTCTACCCAATACCCCAGAAAGATCGTTGTAGCCACTGCGTAAATTATAAATATTTACAAACCGTACCCAGTAGTAGTATGTTTCATCATAGAGGACAGCATCAGAAAACAACGTCCCTGGCGCACTGCCTACCTGCACAGCAGTAGACCGATCATCCGTAGAATTGCGCCATATTTCCGTGTAGGAATGATTCTCGTACCCCGTGCCTTCCCAGGATAATAAAATGGAAGTGAACCCATTAGTAGAAGCAGTCAGATTCGAAGGTGCTGCAGGAGGTGCGCCCAACGCTTCGATAGGCTGAACTTTTAGTCGAGTAGAATTACTAGACTGACCTAATTGCGCAAATATATCGTCTGGATTAAGCCCAGCCCCCACCAATACAGCTATACCCCCCTCTAACAAGTCCCGAAAACTAACAAACGCATCTTGGGGATCTCCGCGATCCCCTTCACGTAACTCAATAGCCTCTTTAATAGCAGCTAATGCTCTAGTCACAGTAGGGTCGTTAGTTGTGACGGGGGGGATAGTTGGTTTTTTCATCTATAAATCCTTCAAACTACTAATAGAATCAGCTAGAATAATTGCTTCTACAACTCCTGTACCAGATACCTCAACCTCCCAATCAGTAGCAAGTATTGGTGGGAGTCGAAATACCGGATTAGATTCAGTCAGTGATAGTGTAGTCCCCGCAGCAGGTGCGATAGCCAAGGCAACACCATCTGCGTAAACTGAAACTGTAACTGACCCTGACGTCACTATAACCTTGCCACAAGCTAGCGGTAAGGGCTTCTTAAATACATACTTTTTGGATTTCCATAAATAGTCCTCATCAGCAGAGTCATAATCCCACCTAACAATCTGAGCGTTAGTGTTGCCAGAGGAGGGGAGTGCTAAATATAGAGCATCTGTCTCTAAGTCGTTATATCCCGCCGTGGCATACTGATCCAACCCTACAAAATGCATACTCGAAGGGTCTAAAATAAAACCCGCTTTTGTGGTGCCATTATCATAAAAACCATAGTACAAATTATCATGCTGATAGGCATGAATACTACTTGGTTTCAACGCCTGCCATTGCATACGAGTCATTAAAGGTTCTGTTTTTAACTCCACGCCTGCTGCTGAGATATATACCAAACCATCAGGCGATGCATACATCACCCCATTTAAAATGGACACGATAGACCGCTTGGAGACACACGCCTGCTCAATATCAATCTTAGTAATTGACATCGCTGCCGACGTAGCCCCACCCACCAGATATGGATTACCCTTAGTGCACACGACGAGCTGATCACCAGCAACACCTAGCCCAACAATCTCATAATCCACACCAATCTGATATTCCACAGGCCATGCATAAGGAGCGTAGGGCTCTGAGAACATTAAGAGACTACCTTCAAATCCCGCCATTATCCCATTCGACATTGCGGTAAGACCAACCATACCTGTTTCAGGAGGTTGCCACGTAGCTGTAGGCAGAACCTCACTACGCTGACCCGCATCTGTCATTAATGTGACCGAGACTAAATCTTCCTTACATAACTGAAAATCAGTGGCTGAGCTCCCCGTTGTTGTCACATACAATCTAAATCTAGTAATAGCAGCATATGGGGAGTTGGCAGGCGGCTGAGCAACTGCTAAGATTGGCTCCTCACCCACTTGGGTAGCTATCCGACTTGACACAGGGGAAGGTGCACTCTCACCGCCCGACGCATCAACAAAGGTATACACGTAATATCGGAAATCCAATGTCAATGGATCAGACGAAGTTGCCGTCCCGCCAATACTACTTATAGTGGGTGCTACTGTAGGCGCTGCGAGCCCTAAAGCCGTTGATGTTACAGGGTAAGCTGTCCCAGCCCCTGCTAGTGCATCCGTACTATCTGTGACTTGTGGGGGCTTAGTACCCTCACCAGTAAAATAAATTTTGTTGAAGCTATCGTTATATGCAGGGTTTCGGACGACATCTACATCGTTGTTCCAATGGAACCAAAAGCCATCACTATCCTGCGTAGTATCTCCATTTGCTGAACCCGAGCCAAATTTATACAGTGTTTTTATATCGCCTGATTTAGCTACCGCTATCCAATCCACAGTCGATTTCTTATATGGTACTAAATCGCCAGTAGCTAAAAAGCAATTATCGGCTTTTTGAGCAAACCCATCACCCAATAATCTAGGTGATACTTTCGGGGCTTTCCCTTTAAATGTCTTGATCTTGAATCCCGGCACGGGCTTCCTCCTCTTCTATCCAATACTGTCTACATTCAATTGAGCACCATCGTGGGATATGCCCGCCGTGACCTATATGTGGGGAGATCTCATCCCCACAGTGATCACAGTATTTTACTGGTTCGTCATATCCCATCGGGCACGCTCGCTTCGACTATCTATATGTGTGAATGTGTTATACCGCCCAATACCCGCTGTATCTGGGTAGGCAGCATTAAGGAACTGATATACATCAGAGGGATCTACATATTTAACTTGGATGTCAGCCGCTCTACCTAGTAGATGAA